AGTCACATTGGCACTGATGGCACCGGCAGCATCGTTGTAGCTGAAAGTTATGCCACTGTGTGTGCCCGCAGCAAACAAATTGGCTGTGCTGTCCTGACTGCGTTCATCGGTAAAATATAAATTTGAACCCGCTTCGGCAATGTTGGCTGTGACCAATGTGACCACGCCCACTTGACCATTCACACTGGCAACATTACTGATAATATTGCCCTCAATACCGCCAGTGGCAATAATTTCATTAATTCTTTCCACAGCCAACAGCAGATCCGCACGAGCACTGCTGATGCGATCTGATGCACTATCTAAATTTGCTGTGCTGACATACCCTGTTGGCCAAACCATAACAGATCCTTAGTATTTTGGTTTTGGTGGTTTAGTTTTTCCAGGCATACGAACTGGTTTTGGTTTTTTCATTGTGTGTTTCATTGGGAGATTCCTTTTTTAGGTGGTTTAGGACGCTTTTTGTTTTTGGCTGTTCTCATACCTCTGACTGGTAATGGTGAGTGTTGTTCGTTCATATGAATTTCCTTTATTTTTGTTTAGGAGCTTATTTGCAGCCCCATCGTTTTCTTGCGGCCAATCCGCGTTCGCTGCTCCAACTTGCACTGCGAGCACAAAAGCTGTCGTGCCTTGGGCCCTTTTTTTGTGGAGCTTTTAGATTGCTGCCAGTGATGCGATTGTACTTGGCTCGGCCTTTGGCAGTGAGTCCACCACCGCGAGCCACGCTGAGTTTTTCGCCACGAGCCACTGTGAGACTAACTGATGGTCGTTTTGGCATTTTTTGGTGCTCTCGGTTGTCTTGTTTTTTTTGCAGGCAGGGGTGTGGGTTCCACCGGCCCTGTGCGCCATTGTGTCATCAATTTTCGTAGTCTTTGTAAAAATATCTGCATAAAAATCCTTAATAAATTCTATCAACTATGCCCAATTGGGCATTGGCTGCAATTTTAGGAAAGCCTTGCACCAAGATGTCCAAAGTATTTACATCTACATTGGCCTTGCCCCAAGTGTCCAAATCTTTTACCACAAAAGTAATTGCGTCGGCGTTGGCACTGACCACATCAATGTCATAACTGCTGGCTGAGTAGGTGCCAATGGTATTTTGACTGCTGACCTGTGCAATGTTGCCCACACTGCTGAGATTCAGTATTCTACCATTCACTGTGCCCGACAAGGCTGCAGTATTGACCGCAGTAAAAACTTCTTGTTCAGTGTCAAACTTGATTGTGGTTTCTAACCTGCTGAGATAGCTGCCATTGCTGGTCACGCGAGTTCGCACAAAACGGCTGGTCAACACACCAGCACTGACATTGGTGTAGGTGATGCCATCTGTGCTGGTTTGATAACTGATCAAACAAGTTTTATCGTTGGCTGGGCCCGAGTCAAATTCCGCACTGCTGATGGGATAACCACTGCGTAGACTGCCAAGGTCAATGTTGGTTGTGGTCACAAAATTCCAACTCACATTGCTGTTGGTCCAACTGTTCCAATTGGCTGTGCCGTTGGCCCAAGACAAGCCTCCCGCGGGTTCGGTGGCAATATAATTTGCCACCACATAATCTGCCACCACATACAAACCATCGTCAGTAGCAAGGTCAGCCCAAGTCACTGCTTGTTCTGGCGGGTAATATCTATTGTTGTAAACTGGCATATCAGGTTCCTATCAAGTAAACACTGTCAAGCTGTTGTAGGGATTGACCTGTGTGTTGCTGCCTAACCGCACAGTGACGAATTCTATGGTGACGGGCGCGCTGACACTGCCCACATAATTGCGATGTTGAAATCTAACTGAATAAGTTGTTTCATATTGCAATCCAAAAATAGTCACACTGCTTCTTGGCACATCACCTGCACCATAACCATCAACAGCGGGCGTTTCTTTTTGAATCCAAACAAAATGATTGTCTTGCGGTCGTTTGAGGTAGATATCAGTTTCATACACACTGCCATCACCAATATAATTTATAAAGAAACTGGCGCCCGCACTGGCCTGACCGTTGAGAAAACTGGCAAATGTTTCGCCGAAAGTGACCACCGGAGTGGGAATGCCTGTGCTGCTGGGTCTATACACATCTGCCACTATGCCACTGCCCGCGTCTGCACGAACAATGCTCTGTGGGTTGGCTATTTTGACTGGAGTTCCGCCATACACATTGTCTGCGTGTTCAGCTGCTGTGATGCCAAAGGTATAATCATTGTTGACTGCAATGTTGGTGATACGAAATGTGCCATTGATCACCAAGCCAGCTGGAGTGGTCAGGGTGAAGTTGTCGCCCGGAAAGCCCAGGGTGTCGTAGCCATACTGCACTGTGACAATATCGCCCACATCCAATTTTGCTGCACTGCTGTCTGCAGTGAATCCCAACACTTTGCCTCGGGTGCGACTTTTCAGCAGAATAATTTCTGCCATTTTTTGTGCTGTGGTGCTGCTGGTTATGTGTTCCAGCGTGATTGTATATTCATTCAATCTGTCATTGTCTTCAGTGAGAAAAGTGTCTTCTTCTGCACTGCCCGGAGTGGGATAGGTGATTTCAATTGGTTCGTAGGTGGGTGTGTTGGTTCCTTCGCCACCGCCCATATAAGTCACCACCACACGATTGTATTTCTTTTGTGTGCTTTCACTTTCAATATTGATGGCAGTCAATAAATTATCGTGATTCAGTGTCATCACACTGCTGCTGCTGGTAAAATAAACACTGTTGGCATTGCCATTGTCTTCCACTTGCAAACGATAGCGACCTTGCGTGTAAGGCAAGCTGCTGCGCATACCAGCCAACACTGCTTTGACATTGTCCATAATGGTGCGATCTGTGAACAACACTCCGTTGAAACGATGTTTTAAATTGTCCGCCACTGTGTTGCTGGAGCTGTCTTTGTCCCATTTGACGATGTTGTCACGAAAGCTGCCAAAATTGATTTGGTCATTGCTCAAACCCTTGCCATATATGGGATTTCTTAGATAGTCCAACAAGCAGTTGACGGGGTTGTCATTGAATGCCACACTTTCGCTGGCATAAGCAGTGGCTCGGGTGGCACCGCTGCCAAAGCCTGTGCAGTCTGCTATGACCCGACCGCGCACCTGTGCATTGATTTTGGGTATGCCTGATGTCCAAGGGTTGGCATCTGTGCTGGCTTGATCTGTGATCTGTGGATAGGTAAACTTGCAAGCAATGTAGGCCAATCCGGTCAATTTACAATTGTCGTTCCAACTGCCAGCTTCTTTCAACAACGAACTGGCAGTTTGATTGGCAGTGCCGTGAAACACTTGGAATGTCACAAGATTTTTATACTTGGTATCACCCACACCATAACTGCTGCCGTGACTGGTCAGTCCGCCGTCATAGACCAAAGTATCGTCCAGGTATATTTTTTCCAAGCCTGCGATTTCTCCTTCGGCCAAAACCAATGCCACATACAGGTTGGCATTTCTATCTCCGGCACTGCTCACAAACACACGAGTGCCACCTATTTTTCTGCGACCATACACCACTGGTATACTGATATTGGTGCCTTGATTGTTCAAGGTCACGCCTTGATTTTGTTGTGCGGCTGCGGTGTTGCCGATATTGCTGGGTGAGTCAAATGCGCCGGGACTGATGATGGCCATTATGGTATCGCTGGTCATTGCACCCAGTGCAGCACCGGCAATCACGCCCACGGCCAAAGCCACACCTATAAAAGGTGCAGCAAAAAAACCAACCACTGCGCCAACCACTGCCCCTACTGCTTTGCTCATTTAATTCAACCTTTTTGTCATACATACGCCTTCGTATTGATAGCCTTGGCCTGCGTACCAGCGCTTCATCAATTCAGGATTTATACCTATGTCACCAGTGACCAAATCAATTGCACCCACTTGTCGCGCCCAGGATTCAACTGCCTGCACCAACTGTTCTGCTGCACCTTGACTTCTATATTGTTCGCGCACATATATGTATTCTAAATTAACTCGTAGGCTGCGGGAGAAATTCAGTTGAATCATATATGCAATGGCAAATCCTTCCACACTGTTGCCCACAGTGTAAACAGGAAAAAAACTGGTGGCCATAACCATTTGTCTGCGACCAAAATCCAGTGCAGCATCTGAGTCAAAAGGTATGTCCTTGTAAGGACTCAGTTTGTAATATTCGTGAGCCAGCTTGACGAGATCTTTCAAATGATAACTTTGTGCTCGCTCAATCATACTCGGCCCCATTGGATATCACTTATTTCTGTGGTGCTGTAAATCATACCGCTGTCGCCAGGAAAAAACCTGCGTTGACTGCCATTGTTGGTTTTTCTTCCGGCTGTGCGTTCAAAATCATAAAATTGATTGGCTGTGACAAAACTCACAGTGCTTTCAGTATCAGTGTCACCCACACTGGCTCCGGTAATGGTGCCATTGTAGATCAACAACGGATCAGCAATTGTGGCCATTGTGGTCTTGTTGAACCAAATTTTGTATATGCGAATAGTGCGATGCAGATAAAGGTCACCCAGGGCCACATTGACAAATGTGCTGGTGGCTCCACTGAAATTTACGCTGACATTGTTGATGCGTAGTTCTTCAGTTTCAGTCAAACTGCTGAAACTCATAAAATTACCTTGAGCCAAATAAGTTTGACTGCCGCCACTGGTGCCAGTACTGGTCACAACATCAAACTGTGCTGTGGTAAAAAACAAGGGTGTGCTGAGACCAAATTCTACCAATTCTGCTGCGATATAACTGGTGCTGCCAATTTCTGACAACACGCCTGCACTGAGAGTTTTCATATTAGAAACTTTCCTGTAGCTTTAGGCTGATTGCGCTGGTGTCTCCCAATCCAAAATCATAGGCTTGATTGCCTTCACGCAAAAACACATTGAACACCACATCATTGTAGTTGACTGTGGTAGTGGTGGTGACTGCACCAATCAGTGCAGGATACAGGCTCAGGTTGGCTGCACCAGTGGTGCCATTCACGCTGACATCAGATGTCAGTTGATAGATTTTGTTATGATTGCTGAAAGTGACAAAATCGCCAGCTTTGAGCGCAGTGTTGGCACTGACTCCAGCAGCTGAAAAATTCGCAGTGCGCCAGGCACTGCCCACGGCTACAGTGCTGCTGCCTATGGCAGTGTTGCTGCTCACTGTCAGTGTGGGGCTCACGCTCACATTGGCGGCCAACATCGCAGTCACTGTGCCCTGTGTGTCGCTGAACTCGGGCAGTGTTATGCTGAAATCCAACAGATTGTTGCGTTGACTGCCAAGAAAGGCCATGACTCGGGCCGCATCACTTCTTTGCAACACTCGGTAATCACAATCAAATTGCCAAAACTGTGTGGCATACTGTCGGGTCTGTCTACGACCACTCACGCTGATTGTGGTTTGTCCAGGCTGCACACTGGTCATTGTGATTTTTACAAACTCTGTTACGGGTAATGTACCTGCCATTTTATATCCTTATACTGTGGCCATACGGCCTCGGTCTTGCTGCGCTTGACGCACCATATTAATAATCATACCTTTGCGTTCTGCCAACAATTGGTCAAAGCCGCGAGTATCGTTGGCCTGTATTTGAAACACTATGGTAGTGCTGCCACCCAATTCATTATTGGGCACCACATTGCTGCCACCGCTGGGTGCAGTGATCAATTCTGGTCCGCGTTCGCCCACGATATACTGTTGGCCGCCTACCATTGGTCCGCCCAGTGCGCGACCCGCATAAGTTTGAGCTCTAATGCTGGCCACCTGAGCCAAGCCCATAGCAACCACGCCGGCTGCGGCAATAAAGTTGAATGGTGGTGGGTAAGTGGCCAAGGCCTTGGTGGCACCTGTATAGGTGTTCATAATTGCGCTGGCAATATTGAATGCTTTGGCTGCTTGGAATGCAGTTCTATTGTGTTGACCCAAACTGGCAAATACTGAGGCACCTTGCTCAATGGCAAACTGTGTTTTTTCTTGTTCAGTCTTTTTGTCAAAGTTTGTTCGCTCAGTGGCCATACTCTTGCTTTGTTCCAAACTGAAGCCGCGTTGCTGCAATTCTTTTTGGAACATACTTTGACGCAGAGCAGCCAACTTTTCTTGTTGGCTCACTTCTAAGTCATAGATCTGTGTGCGTAGCAATATTTCTTGATTGGCCGCAGTGAATTGCATTTCCATTTTGCGTTGAACATTATTTTGTTCCAATTGAAACAATTCTGTTTGCAGTATCAATTCTTTATTGAAATTTTCAAATACCAAGTCTCTTAATTTTTTTTCTTGTTCCAATTGCAGATTAAACCGTTGACTCTGTTGCATCAACAATCGGTTGTCTAATGCAAACTTGTCCGAATACATTTTTTCAGTGTTTTGCATTTCTGCACTGATTGAGTCAATGTTATATTGATGCTCCAGTGCTGCTTTTGTTCTTTGATATTGCTCTTCTGACACGAGCTTGCCAGTGAGGTAATAATCGCCCAGCAGGAATAATTTTTTATAGTAATCTTCATCAATTGCTATGCGAGCATCACTGCTTCGGGCAGTTTCTATGACCAGTTCCCTACCATTTTCTAATAATTTTTCGTATTCTTTGAATAATCTTTGCAGTTGACTTTCTTCTTGGGCCAATAGAGCTACTTTTTGATTCAACAGTTGAACTTCTTTGGTGTTGAATCCAGCTGCCTTGGCCTTGTCTTGCAGTTTGTTTAATTCTTCTTGAAAAGCAAATTCGTCTTCTGACAGTTGGCCTTTCTTGGCCAATAGTGCAATTTCATTTTGACGAGCACCCAGGCTGTTTTTTAAATCCTTGACAAAGTCCACATATTTGTCATCAATAGCAGCACTGGCCTTTTTCTTTTTATTAAGTTCTTCGTAAGCAGCCAATTCCGCTGCTGTGGGGCCACCGACACCGGTTGAACGACCGCTGCCCTCTGCGTAGCCTGGCCCCATACCCAACAGATCTTTGGTGGCTTCATATATGCTTTTTATTTTTGCTATGAGCGGATCAAGCAAGCCGCTGATATAAGCAATGGCCGTGGCAAGAGGAGCTGTAAAATTTCTAACAGCACTGCCCAAAACTTTTAATATAAATGTTAATGGCAAAAATATTGCACGAAATACTCTATCAAATGAACTGGCAATTTTTTGCGTGCCGGATCCTGTAATTTCGGTGACCATACTTTTAAAAAATTTACTTACATAACCAGTAAATGTGGCCACACCAGTGCCGAGATCCTTAAAGGTATAAGCAATTGAGCGAATATTTTTGGCTAATGCAAAAAATCCTTCGCCGAGCAAGCGAATACCTCGTACCATAGGAATCAACAACAGCAAGTTGAAAATCATACCCACTGTTTCCATATTGCGGCCTAAGAAATTAATAAAGTCGCTCAAATTGATAATGGCTTTGGCAATGCCCGAAGTTGCTCCCTTGCCTTCATCTAACTGTTTAATAAATGCAATAAAATTGTTGCTCAATATTGTAAAACTGCCACTGATGGTGACCACTGTGCGACCAAAGTCTTTTTCAATCACACCCCTGGCTTCCAAAATGGCATCAACAACTTGTTTGGCACTGATTTTGCCTTCGCTGCCCAACTTCTTCAGTGCACCAATTGGCACATTCAAACTGGTGGCCAAAGCTCGGCTCACAACTGGCAGGCCTTCTAATATACTGCGTAATTCATCGCCTTGGAAGCGGCCGCTTTGTAGGGCCTGACCAAATTGCAGCAAGGGACCGCTGGCTTCTTGAGCACTCATACCCGAGGCACTGATACCTTTGCTGACCAACTCTGTGACTGTCAATGCTTGTCTTTGACTTATGCCCAGGGTGTCTGCACTACGGGCAATGCGGAAAAACAAATCGCCTGTGGTGGCCAAAGGCGTTCTTGCATTGTTGGCCACTTGCACCAATTCGTTAAACAACAAATTGGTCTGTGCAGTGCTGTTGCTGATTTGATTTAATTTATTACTTAAATTTGTGGCAGCATCTGCAATGCCAGCCAAGGCCTTGGCAGTGGCAAGAGTGGCCAAGCCTCCCAAGGCTGTTTGCAGATTTCCCAGTGCTCGCTCGGCCTGTGTGGTATCTGCTCTAACTCTTAAGACTGCTTCGGCCATTTCGTTTCTCCTTCATTTTTGCTTCTTCCATTCGGAAAAAAGCTGCCCAACACTTCAATTCGTAAGCGGACATCTCCATACCCTCTGCCAATGTCTTGCCTAATTCACGACACACTGACATTAGAAAAAGGATATCGGGGTCCGCTTTTAGTTTTTTTCTACATCCTCCAGTGAATCAAGATCAGCACCATTCACTGCGGCTGCTACTTTAATTATCACTTTGGGATCTACCTCATTCATCAGTGCTGCACGATCAGCCAATTTGAACATTGGTGTGCCATCTGCATTCTTGGCTTTGACTATGAGACTCTGCACCAAGGCTTCAATGGTCTTGCCTTCTTGTTGAAGTTTTAGGATGCTGGCTTCTTCTTTCAAAGTGCTGCTGTGTGTAAAGTACACATCTGTTTCCCATTCTTCAATATGAATCTTTTCTAAACTGCCATCTAATTTGCTGCGAAAATGTTTAACTGCGTTTTCAATAACTGACATCATCTATTCCTCTTTGAAACTTCATCTAAAGTTGGTTTGATTATACCATTAGGCGCTTGACGGCTACTGCCTGAATCCAAACGATTAATGTATGGCAATCGGTTTGACACCGTGGTTGCCGTCCCTGTGCCGGATTTTTTCCAGTTCCTGGCTGCCTGGCCAGAACGCTTGGGTGTATACTTGCGCGAAGTTTCCAGCACATCTGCCATAACTCCCGCAGTAAAACGCCCAAGGTCCTTTTGCAAGTCAGAGGCCGCAGAGCCCAAATCTAATTTGAACCCCAGCAGTGCCATCTTAAGGAGCAGTGCCTACAGTGTAGGCCCCGTTGCCTGTAAAGGAAATACTGGCCTCTACCATACCGTCCATACTTGAGCTTATACTCAAACCTGTGACGATGATGTTGCCGGTAATCTTTGGATATGTGGCAGTGTCGCCTGCCAAGTATCCAATGAATGCTGCACTATTACCGCTGGTAATACTGCTGATTCCGCTGACTGTGTTGGCGCTTTGATTATAAAAGATATCAGCACTACCACTCCACTCTCTTTGAGTAGTAAAGTGTGTCTTGAAGTCATCTCCCATAACAGTGCGCTCCACTGTGTTGTTGGTTGTATCAATTGAGAAACTGCGTAGCTCTGCTAACGCGGTTCCACCAATGCTGATACTACCGTCTTGCCCTGTAAATGTTGTTGCCATTATTCATTCTCCTTGTTGGTATTTTGGCTAAGTTCTTGTTCGGTTAGTGATTTGACCGGCCTTAATATGGCTG